CGTTTAACGAAGTCTCCCTTGCTCTCAACTCGCACCAACCCCTGCCCCTGCTGTTTGTACCTACGCGAAGTTGCCTGACGAACCAACTCCTCGGTGCGGAAACTAGGTGATATTTTCAAGTACTCAAACTCTAGATATTTTGCAAGACCGAAAATTAGTTCTGTGACAACTCCAGAGTACAACTCGTTTGCGCGTTGTGTATCGTCTCCCAAGATATGGGTTTCGGAACTGGCCCATGAATAATTAACTCCCATGACTTCGCTTCCGTACAAGGAACGCAACGCATCGTGGATACCTGCTCCGTTTCCAGTTCTATCTACACACAACCAATTTGCTCCGATCCGCATCTCCTTTGCGAAACGGATGATCTCAGCGGTCTGTTCCAATGTCGCTAGTTTCGGAAACTGCATTTGCGAGTCTAATTGCAAACACGTCTTTGGCTTTTTGAATTCTCTAAATTGCCCGTCCCGTGGAGTCCACCCATCACAGAGTCCGTATCGCCCGAATGAACAGACAACTTGATCTCGCCCCTCCAACGCCAAATCGAACGCTGCTAAAGGCACTACAGGCCCAATAAACCGCAAGCTACCCATTGAGTTGTCCAACATGGCTGGAGTTATGATTGCCATTGAGACACCTTCCTGTGGGAAAAAACCTCTTGCCATTGTAAAATATTCGGCAGTCCTACCCTTACTTTCGTACGCCATGTAGCCTTCGTAGGATTGGAAGCCGGGGAAAACAATCTCCTTGTTTGTTACGTTCTCGCACCTCGCTGCGTCCAGTCGCAAGATATGCCAACCCTCCCTGCTATCCCATTCAAAATCCTCCTCGCAATCGACACTCTGCCAACCCCTCGCAGGTTCGCACCTCTTTCCGAATTCACTATTCCTGTCTTTTGGGTTAGATGCACCGAAAATCTTGATTCGTCCCTTGGAATCCTTTGTATCAGCAGCAGACAGGATGTTTTGCAAACCCTCCCACACTCCAGCGGGAACCTCTTCAGCTTCGTCTAGGACAACGTGTGTCCTACTCATCTGACCCCACTTGGGATCTGGTTTTTGCCTTGGACTTGGGTGGAAACCACGGAGCGTTCCAGTCCCGCTATCACCTTTCGGTACGGCAACCAAGTGGATCCCGTTCTTGTCATCGTCATTAGCTTGTATGCTCTTAACAAGATCCTCGCTACCTTCGTACTCTGGACGCACCAGAGCAGTCCTGTAGAAGTTTTTGATTGCGGCGAATACGTTTCTCTGCGCGTGTGCCTCGGTTAACGAAACCACCTTTATGCAGGTGTACTCTGGATCTCGCATCCAATCCAATAAAAACCATGCCGCTGCGTTAAACGTCTTTCCCATTGCTCCTGCGCCTTGCACTAACAACTTGTCATTTTCAAACAGGCATCTCCAAGTATCTGCTGCACTCTGGGGTCTCCAGTCATAAACTCCAGATCCCCAAAGAATTGTTGCCGCTGCCTCAAACTGGTCGTGTTTCAAGAGGTGTTGAACGAAGTTAAGTACAGTCTGCCTAGCCACCTTTTCGTCCAGTGTAACCTGTTTTTTTTGCGAGTCCGTAAGGTTTGTCAGTATGTACTGAGCGGCATAGATGACTCCATTTACCTCATCCCTTTCCGCTTGCCCTCGCACCTTTGTAGCAATGTTAATTGCCTGTAAAACTGACGGAGGTTTATTCATCAACCTTCCACCCCCACATCAAGTTAAACCAACAAAACTCCTTTTCCGCAAGGCTTTTATGACACTTGAATGCTTTAGCAAATCTATTCACAAACCACTCCCTGTACTTCTCGCTATCCTCCTTTGTCCAGATTTTCTTGCTGTACCAGTTCTCTTGGTTGGTGAATTCTTTGTCGAAGCCTTCAAATCCAACCCTTTTGAACATCTCGTCCAATGCTTCTGCCATAAATTTATCTACTTTATTCATAATAATTAATCCCAGTATAGTTGTGTTCCTGTTAATTTTCCGCTCATCAGTCTCTCCAACACAGGCTCCACATCCCACGGGTACAATCCTCCTTCATGGCAGGTTTGCATTCCAAAGTACTCGCTGAATTTATCTCTGTCTATTCCGCTGTTTTTCAATGCCTTATCTAGCACATCAAACTCAATATGCTCAATTTGGTTCTCGGTAATAACGATTCCTAGTTGGTCGATACGATTGTATTTCATTCCTCGTCCTCCTCATCTTCCTCGTCCTCGTAACTCATCGAATTCTCAATCAACTCATGGATCTTGACCTGCAAGATTCCAATCATGCTTGCCAGTGGCAGGTCGAACTCTGCAATGTAGGTATCGATTAATTTATCAATTTTATTTTGTAGTTCCGTTATCTGGTCTGAGTCTTTCATGTTCCTCCTTTAGTTGGTGTATTTTGCCTTCTTTAAGCCAAACTCTCACGTTTCCTAACTCTTCAAATTGTTCTGACCACTCCTCTTTCGAGATGCGTCCGCACATATAGTCCTCATTGGATTTCCGCTGCGCGTCTTGTCTTGTCATGACCAATGATCTAGCGGACACCTCTCCGTGTCCATAATTAATTTTACTTCCATATTGCAACCGCAAACACCGCATTTTCCCGCGCCACTGAATGCCGTTGGATCGTAATGCACACACTGGTTACAGATCATCAACCTCTCCTCGATCTGCTCCTTGTTCCGTATTGGCATACCTGCACGGACGAATGCCGCTGCACTCTTCACGAAGCTAACCGCTTTTTGCGCTATGTTTGGCTCAATCATTTCATTCCAAATATGCTCTTTAGTGCATCCAGATTAGCACTGCTGCTGTGGTGTGATCTTGGTTCGTCTTCACCTTCCTCTTCGCCGTCATACATTGCAACATCCCAAGTCGTATCGAACAACTTCCGCAGTCCCTTCGCAGACAGGGTGACGTTTCCGCTGCCATCGAACGATGGGTTCTTGTTGGTGTACACCTTCCAGAGTTCTTCTTTAGTCATACGCAATCAATGCAATGTTGAATTCCGCTGCAAGCAAGGTTGTTGATTCATCCGTGGCATAAGTCTCTCGGTAGACTATGCGTTTTATGCCATACGATGCAAGTGATTTCAAGCAGTTGTTACATGGCAATGTCGTTGATGCCAGTAGATAGCACTCCAGTGGCTTAACATGGCGCAATGCGTTCTGCTCTGCATGGACAACGTAATTCCTACGCTTGTCCCTGTCAGTCCAGTCCTCCACCATGTGCGGTGGAAATCCGTTGTACCCACACGCCGCAACAGTGTTGTCATGACGCAACAACACAGCACCAACCTGCCTCCACGGGTCTTTCGATTTCTTCGCAACCACTTCAGCTATTGACAATGCATATTCATCCCAGTTCATATTTATTTATTATTCACCGCATTATTACCGCATTATTCACCGCATATTCATTCCAATGAAGTCAAGACCTGTTTATCTCACCCATATGGTCTTCCAACCAGTAGACTGCCTGACCAGAGTCTCGCACCTCGTCAGGGAAGATACACTCGTCCGAAATGATCCCATTGAGTTGCAGTGCGTTCATCACTTTAGTTGCGTTAAGTCTCTTGTATTCAATGTAGTGTTCCAGAGTGTTCATTCGTCGAAATTAGTGCAACCATCGTATACAACATACAGTATAATAGCTGTTAATACGATATATGCGATAATGTAGCCCATATATAATCTATTGGCAAGACTCGCACTCTGGATCTTGAACTTGGCACACCCGCTCCACCTTGATATCTGCTAGGTCATCGTCATCCTTCAGCGCAACTGGTTCATCCGCAACCTCCAGCTTGTCTGCCCGTGCAATTGCTGCCTCGTTGCTATACTGGTGCTGTGGATATCTTTTCGATAGCTTCGCAACATTAGCCTCCATGCACTCCTCAATAGTCAACCCCAACTCGTTCAACAGACCAGTCAAGTAAAATAGGACATCTCCCGCCTCTTCAATCACGTTGTTGGTGTCTAGTTGCTTCTGGTACACTGCGTGTTTCTTCACTGCGTCAAGCAACTCTCCAGCTTCACCACTGACTCCAACTGCCATGTGCAGGATAGAGGCTTGTAGTGGCGTTAGCTGGACAAGGATATCATGCCCCGGCTTAACGATGGATCGAACGAATTGTTCGTATGGTGTAGTCAATTTCATTGTGTGTATATATTAAAGTATGCCAAGCCGAAACAACCTGCCTCGGATAGGTGAACCAACTTTCCCTCACGACCTATAGCCTCGTCAAGCATCTTTTTCGTTATCATCTGCGGATGCCCTTCATGTGGCTCAATATCAACCCATTCAAAGATGCGAAGCGTCCTAGTGGATCGCAGTGCATTGCGGATGATTAACGCAGGATCATCTGTATGCTGCAAGCAATTGTAAACCCAGCACTCGTCGAATCCCTCCTCTACCACGTCCTCACCTCGCATCACCAGACACTCCACCCCGTGGGCATCGTACCTAGCATACGTCCACTGCGGATACTGGAGCGGATCCACTACCAATGCTCTGCCAAGTCCCTTTGCCTTTAACAGCATGGACGTTGGGCCACCACCTATGTCTATGATTGATCTTCCGTGGACGTTAAACGAGTATCCAACCCTGTCCAACCCCATGAATCTCGCATAGACATAGTGCTTCTGATCTTCATCGAACGTGTTGCAGCAGTCTCCCCAATATTGTGATTCAAATGTGTAGTCGTTCATGGGTAAATCATTGTCATTGCATCGATTCCATTTCCCTCAGCGTACCATCCCGCTCCGTTGTGAACGTCTAGTACGTCTTGGAAATACTTCTCGTACCTAGGCGCAACTCGTTCAAGCGTAAAGTTTTCTCCAAACTTGCGGCAGTCTGCTGGTTTGATGCGGTCGATATTTTCGACTGCATCTACATAATCACCCATAGTGCGACACCGATACCCAGTTACGCCATGCAGGTTGTTCTCCGCGAAGGATCCCCAGTCGCTGGTGATGGTTGGTGTTCCGCTCAACAAGTTCTCAATCTGGACTCCACCGAATGGTTCGACGTATTGTGATGGCAGGAAGGATGCCTTGGCTTTAGACATGAGTTCTTTGCGCTTAGGAACGTCAGCGTAGCCCACATATTCAACGTGAGGTGGAAATGTATACCCAGCTTCCTTCTGACCCGCTACAACCAGTTTCACCCCTGCCCTGCGCGTTGCATCGATGGCGATATCAACTCCCTTGCCAGAGTAGACCCTGCCAAGGTACAGGAAGTAATCCTCCTTCTTGTCGTTGAATGTGAAGTCATCGATATCAAAATAGTTAGGTATCACCACGGAATAGTTATCTTGCTGGCACTGACCCACTGCACCCATGCCGCAGAACGCATGGTATATGGCATAGCTCTCCCAGACCTTCCACCGCGCCCAATGACCACCAGCATACCCTATCCCCGGCTCAACGCAGATCAAATCGGGATGAGCATCACAGATAGGTCTGACTCCAGATCCCCAGAACGGCAGGATGAAGTCATTCTTCTGCTTACGCTTGCCTACCTCCCGAATGGCGTTGGCGTAGAACGTCTGGTAGGCATGGTCACTAGTGTCGAACTTAAAGAAGGTCTTGCGCCAGTCGTGTGACCCATATGACTTGGCGAAGTCCTCGTTGGTTAAGACACTAACGTGTTCCGCGCAGTCCAGAACGCTATCCTCATGCCCGTAGTGTATCACCTCATGGCCCCGATTGGTCATCATCTTTCCAAATTTGACCACCTTCTGTGTGTACGCGCAAGCGTTAAACTCTTTAGATGTAACTGTGTGTGGAAGTCCTAGTGCGTGGAATCTCATGTTTGTTGTTTTCATTATGTACTACTGCTGTTATGTGAAGTTATTGGTTATTTTCCTTGTTCTTCAGCTTGTTAATCAACGACTTCTGTTTGTTTACGTCATGTTGCAAATCGTGGATGATTTGCCGTAATTCTCTAATGCACTGCTTTTGTTGCTGGATTATACGTATCTCTGGAGTTATCTCATGCGCTTTCATAGGTTCTCTAGGATCTCTGTTAGTTTCGCTTTCATGTTGGTGACTTCTTTGAGTCTTTGGTAGTCCAACGCAGATACCTCAAAGGTTGAGTACCTGTGGTTGCACTTTCCGTTGTTGCAGAACCTGCGCCTTGAGAATCTATTGCCAAGGTCACGGCACTCCATAACGGACGTTGTCGAACTGCATTTTGGGCATAACTTGACCATTTACGCTTTAACCCAAGATATGGGGTATTTGAAGTTTGTTGCCACAATATAGTGATTATTATCGACAACATCATCGATTTTGTGGTTAAAATGCATTAGCAAATCGTGCGCTATCACAAGTCTTCCTCCTGTGTCGCTTCGATCTGCGGCTCGATCAGATGTTGCACTGGTTGAGGATCTCGCCCCTCGATTAGCTCAATAGGTTCAGCACTACGATCACCAATGGTAAATGTGACGTTGAGTGGTTTCAGTTGCGTTGATTCGATTTCGATTTTGTCTCCGTATTGACGTGCGTTCCATTTACCTAATAATCGTAGTCGAGTATCGATGCGTACTCGCTTCTCTGCTGCATCGAGCATTGGATCATCAGCAATGCGAATGCAATCATCTGCTAGTGCGTGAGTGCCGATTTTTCTTGCGTGTGCGGATTTGTTGCGGAAGTTTTCGTTGGAAGATTCCCAACGCCATACTGTGGAATAGTTTGGCATACCTTCTAGGTTACAGATGGATGAGAGTGTTTGACCTATTGAAAGTCGTTCACAGATTTCATCTGCGATAGCCTCGTCGTACTTGGGAGGTGTTCCCATTTTCTTGGATGGTTTAAAGCTCATATGGTGCTTGTGACTGCTTAGGTTTAGTCCTGATCAAAGAACCCACAGGCAAGATTTCACGCTATTTGTTCGATCTTTGGTAATTGTGACTTCAGTTCGTTGCTCTGCTTGAGTGCGGACTTTGACTTGCGTGAACGTGATTTCGACGCTTTCGGGGTTATCGTCTGGGATGAGGTGGGCGTATCGGATTTGGTCGATAAGTGGTTTGCAGCCTCCTGCAAGGTTGTCAACGTCGAGGGTTTTAGTTGAGTAGCGTGTAATTGCGAGAGTGTACTGCGGATTGCACTTAGCAGTGCAGTCCTTGCTAGTTTCTTTTGCTTTTGGTACTTTGACCAGTGAGCGTTTAGGAGCGTGTTTAACGATGGTGTCAAGTAACCTGCGAGATGGAGAGTTAAACTTATTTGCATGGTAGTAGTAATGTCCGTCTGGGGCGAGGGTGTAGCCTTTCTCCTTTAGTTGTTCAGTTGTCCAGTTCATAGCATACCGATTCTAGAGTATTTAGCGCGAAGCAATCTTTCTGCCGTCTTGGTTTGTTGTCTTGCGCTTTCGAGGCTTTTGTTAATGAGTTTGCTAACTTGGTTGAATGACCTGTGGTTTCCATCATCAAGTCCATAATAAAGCGTTAGTGCCGTTTTTAGTTTCTCTGGCAATTGTCTTATAAACGAATCCAGTTGTTCAAACTTTTCTTCTTCAATCAAGTTCATTGTTCGATTAGGTAATCTTCTGGGTTGGGATCCTGTTGTGCTTTGATTGTTTTGTCGCAAGTGATGCACTTGCAGTTGCCGCGATCATCCACGTCCATGACGTTGTCGCAGCACTCTGGTACTTCGTCTTGTTCTGGCGGGTCATTCCAATAGTC